AATTTAGTATATTGAAACAAATATTTAGTTGTGATATAACTCAACTATCATATAACAAATCATTTCTTGTATTTGGATTACCTATAATAAATACGAATTATTACGAATTAATTAAACAAATACAACTTTTGCCGTATCCCACGAATTTTATTCAATTTAGACGCGCCCGATTAATCGCGAATCTTAAATATATCAAAAAAGAGTATCCGCATCCACAATCAAATCCTAAAATAAATAACGAAATCGTTTTTAAAATTAAACCAGATATACAAAACGATATATATCATTTATATACCTTTAATAATGGAAACTCAGACAATTATTATGGAGTCGCATATATACCAAATTATAAAATAAGTATTATGATGAATAATTTATTTAGAACCATTAAAGAAAATAAAAATTTAGATTTATTAGAAGAAAGCGACGACGAAGACGAATTCGAAAACGAAAAGGTTGATAAGTTTGTGTTTTTAGACAAATCATACAATATGAGTTGCGTTTATAATAATAAATTCAAGAAATGGGAACCTGTAAAAGTGAGTGCCGTTGGAACCAAAATAATCACATCTACAGAAATATACGAAATCGAAAAAAATAATAAATACTAAATATATATGTCTTTCCTAGGTTATGGTAATATTACACCGAACGGCAATATAAACGGAAATTATGTAAATGTAGATAGTTCAACATATGCGGGAAATTTCGGAAGTAACGAAATTCCAGGTTTACCTGGTTTAGCAGGTTCTAAAGTAAACGTGGATGCTGCTTTAGGCGTTGTTCCCGGTATTTGTGTAACTAAAGGCGGCGCTAAACGAATTAAACGAAAAATTAAAAATATAACTAAAAGATATATGAGACACAGCAAAAAAAAAATCAAAACTATGAGAAATAAACTTCGCGCTAAATATACTCGAGGTAAAAAAAACAAAACCATAAGAAAACAAACACGTTCAAGAAAACAACGAGGTGGATACGCACAATATCAAAATAATATGCCTTTAACACAAAATTACTCACTTGGAGGGGTTTTATCTTCAAATAACTCATCACTCGCAAATCCTCCTCCAATAAGTTTAAATACAGGAAATTGTGTTGACAATTATAACCATTTTACAAATAAAGGATTCGCATCACGCGGATGGTGGTAACTTACCGTTTCAACGATATAAAACACGCTCCTTTTAACACATCATTTGCTTCTTCTTCTTCTTCTTCTTCTTCTTCTGCCTTTTTCGAAAACTTATTTGTTGTTTCTAATTTCCATTTTTTATAATCCGAGGTGTATTCAACACTGGTTGTTTTAACTATTTTATAATTTTGTTTTTTATAAAATGCTTTTCTTTTTAACCACTGTTTTTGAAATACCCCGTGATTATCTACAAAATCATATATAACTGGTTTTGTAATTAAATGTTTACTTCTTAAGATTCTTCCAACTGTTTGGACGATATCTGTTTTGGGAGTAATTAAAAACTCGGCATTTAAGGACGGAATATCTAAACCTTCACTTGCCATAGCATAACTCGCCAAAATAATTTGTTTAGTTTCTGTATTTTTAAGGTCGATTTCTTTCATACCTCCAACATAATAACCGACGGAAGCAATGTTTTTACACACTATCTTTTTATACATATATTCTAAAATATTCAAATTGTGGGATAATATAATTGTTTGTAGGGTTTCTTTGGGTTTAACATACGGATTCTCAATATAATTTTGGGCATATTTTAATACTTTTTTACAATACAAACATTTGGGTCTTTTTTCGTCAACCGAATTTATTAATTTCTCAACACAAGGCAAACAATATTTAACTTTTCCACAACATGTATTTTTAATTAAATAATTGTCGTTTTTGTTACACAGTTCGCATAAAGGTGTTTCCAAATTCATTTTTGTTTTATGTTCTTCAATAACTTCGGTGTCGACACACTCAACCTTTATAAAATCAATTAATACTTTAATTATAAATTCTGTCCTATAATTGTATTGACACAATTTACTAATCATAGAACTTATCTGGGGATTACCCTTATAATCTAAAATAGTATCGTTAAAATCATCATCGTTTGTTTTATAAACAATACTTCTAACTTCGACATCGTGTTCGTTTTTAACGTCCACTTTATGAACCACATCACCTAAAAACATTTTAAATATTTTGGTGGTTCCGTCCTTTCTTTCCATTGTTGCGGATAACCCCAACATATATTTAGTTACGACCTTAAAAAGAGAATTCGAGAATGTTTGACTTGATATGTGATGAACCTCGTCAATAATTGTAAACCCAAAACTTTCAAATAATTGTGATGGGTATTCTTTAGATACTAAACTTTGAATCATACACAAAACAATGTCTTTATTTTCAACATCAATTATTTGACCCTGAATTTTACCAATAGTTGCGTCTGGCAAAAACTGGTGGATTCGTTCAATCCATTGATTCATTAAAAACTCTTTGTGGACAATGACTAATGTTTTCTTTTTAAGTTGTCCCAGAATATATAAAGATGCGGACGTTTTTCCCCACGCACAAGGCAATTCCAATAAACCTCCGCCAACATTATGTTGTTTTACATAATTTATGAATTTGCATACGACTGGTTCTTGATAATCTCTTAATGTACCATTAAATTTTAAATCTATGTCGCGACCTTCACTTATTTTATAGGTTAGAGGAACCCCAAATTGAGAAATACCGTAATAATGAGGAACATATATTTTATTTATGGATTCTCTATATACTGGAAACGTCGGTTGGTTGACATTATTAAATCCGTGAGTTTGGGGTTTTACGGTTAATTCCGTTTTTATAGCATGTTGTTGCTCTGGAGTTAACTCACACTTTAATAGTGTATAACCTTTTGAACCTAAACTGGTATGTATTGTTTTAGTAGACATTTACTTAGTTTAGGTTTAATTGTTTATGTTATTTACATTTCATTTTTATTCTTTATGAAAAGAATAAAATATAACACTATGATATATGGATAATTTTAAGAATTTGTTTCAAAAAGATAACTTTGGTGAATTATCGTTAACTATACTTTTTATAATTTATTTAATTATGGGGTATAAATTACCTTACGAAGTATCCAAACTAATAAGCACTCCAATCGGTAAAATCGGGGTTATTTTAATTGCGATTTCCTTATTTATCTATTGTAATCCTATTTTAGGTATTATTTCTTTATTTGTAGCGTTTGATTTAATTAGACGCTCAGATGTTTATACTGGTATTGATGCCTTAAAAAAATACGCACCATCAGAAGAGAAAAAATCATCGCAATTTACAGCATTTAATCAATTTCCATATACTTTAGAACAAGAAGTTGTTAACCGAATGGCGCCAATCGTAAGAACCGAATCCACTTTATTTGCCGCATCATATAAACCAATGTTAGAAAACTTACACGACGCAACTCCGTTAACATCTACTTTTTAAGTTTTCCCATATAGTTTAATAAATAGTTTATAAGAATTAATGTAACTATAAAGACAAGTCCAAATATTAAAAAACCCGGGAAATTAAAATTCTTATAAATATCGTTTGTAATCGGTTGTTTGGTGTTTGTAACGTCTATGTTTTCTTCTGAGTTTCCGGTTGGTTTACAAGATATATAAATATCATTATCTGAACCATTAAATAAATTTGGGCCAATCGAATTAAAAAAAATATTGGTTCCTGTTGCGATATTTACATTAGGTTTTATAACCGAATTTAAAATAGTTAAAATATCGGTTGATAATCCAATCGAGAATTCTCTATCAAACACAATATAATCATTACTATCGGTTGAATACGTATAAAACGGTTTTTTAGGAACGATATTTTGTAATGTATAATCTGTTAAAGTTATATTTACAGAATCACCGTTTTTAGGAGCACCTCTCGAAACTGCTGTTATAATGTCAGTTAATAATATACTTGATGCGGATGAACTCGTGCTTTGAATAATCGGAACACAGACAATCAACTCTTTACCTCCTAATATAGGCGTGTGATATATCATAATTTCAGATTCGGTTGTTGTTCCATTAAATAAATGGAAGGACGGAGCACAAATTTGGATTTGAGATACTTCGTATTTATTATTATTATAAGTTACGGGAGGTGTGCTTGACTTATCATACGATAAAATTATCATCGTGTTATTATTTGTAGCAGAACAACTGCTTGGTGTATATTTAAAGGAATACGCACATTTTAAATCGCACTTACCGAATATATTTTCAGATGAAATATTAATTTTATTTTCAGTTGTTGTCATTAATATTATAACTATATATAAATAAATTTAACTAAATGTAAACCAACATTATTCGTTCAATAAATACCAATATCTATTGGTATTTATTTGTAAAGTATCCGATTTACACAAATATAAGAGTGTCAACACGCATAAATAATTAATAGACCATCTCTCCAAAATATTCTGTGTCAACACAAATTATTTAAAATATCCTATAGATTCCTTTTTCTTTTTTGTGTCAACATAAATTAAATAAATACTATCCATCTCTCCAAAATATTCTGTGTCAACACAAATTATTTAAAATATCCTATAGATTCCTTTTTCTTTTGTGTCTACAACAATTATTTAAAATATCCTATAGATTCCTTTTTCTTTTTTGTGTCAACAGAAATTAAATAAATACTATCCATCTCTCCGAAATATTCTGTGTCAACACAAATTATTAAAAATATCCTATAGATTTAATTATTATTTTGTGTCTACAACAATTATTTAAAATATCCTATAGATTCCTTTTTCTTTTGTGTCTACAACAATTATTTAAAATATCCTATAGATTCCTTTTTCTTTTGTGTCTACAACAATTATTTAAAATATCCAATAGATTTAATTATTATTTTTTGTCTACAATAATTATTTAAAATATCCTATAGATTCCTTTTTCTTTTTTGTGTCAACAGAAATTAAATAAATACTATCCATCTCTCCAAAATATTCTGTGTCTACAACAATTATTTAAAATATCCAATAGATTTAATTATTCTTTTGTGTCAACAATAATTATTTAAAATATCCTATAGATTCCTTTTTCTTTTTTGTGTCAACAACAATTATTAAAAATATCCTATAGATTCCTTTTTCTTTTTTGTGTCAACAACAATTATTAAAAATATCCTATAGATTCCTTTTTCTTTTGTGTCTACAATAATTAAATAAAATACTACCCATCTCTCCAAAAATTCTGTGTCAACACAGATTATTTAAAATATCCAATAGTTTAATTATTCTTTTGTGTCAACAATAATTATTAAAAATATCCCATAGATTCCTTTTTCTTTTTTATGTCAACAACAATTAAATAAAATACTATCCATCTCTCCGAAATATTCTGTGTCAACACAAATATATAAATAGTTGTCACAAAATAAAGTATTATATAAAAGGGATATATTTAATAGTATCGCTATCGTATTTGGTAACTAAATATGCCTCGTTGTACCCTTCAACATAAACATGTTCTCCTCCAATTAATTCGTCACACCCGTATTCATTTGTGCAACTTCTATTTTTGTATAAAATGGGTAATTTTATGCTATTGTGTTTATCTGTCATTGTATAATATTGCCATTTACTTCTAGATACAAATAAAGGTCGACCCATTAATGGTAATATTCTATCCTTATCTTTGTTTATTTTAGGTGTTAAAATGCCAACTTGTCTATATGTGGTGTCGACTGCTCCGACATTTGTCGACACATTAATCGGAATTCTGCGAGGAATAAAATACCTTTCATCGCTTAAAGGCGGCGTATACGGATTTAACAATACATCGTTATTATTATATGGGAAATTAGGAAACATACCTATTATTCCGGAATGGCGAACGGGTTTTCTTTCTTGGATTGTGTTATGAATTTCTATATTTTGGTTTTCACGTGTTTGCGTATAAATAAAATAACATATAAGTAATATTATAATTAAAATAAACACCAATGTTATATTTTCAATACATATTACACCAGGGGGACATTTCTTCATATTATAAGCATATATTTATTTTTTAACTGCCGATGCTGAGAACCCCTTTGCGATGGATGCTAAATTATTCATTGTTCCCTGGTCTATGTTTCCTAACATACCTTGAGCTTGGGATAATAACGGAGTTATACCTTCAATTAAAGGTGTCATTGATTTCATTGATTCGGCCAATTGAAGTTGTTGTTTCATTAATACTTGAGTATCATTCGTCAAGTTTTTAATTCCATCGCTTCCGATTAATTCATTTAATTGAGAATAGGCATCTTTAATAGTTGAAGCATAGTCAATCTTGCTTCCTTTTTTTGGTCGTCCAACTTCAAACCCTGCCTGTTTATTTTCGGGTGTCTCTTCTTCATCGGAAGACGCGATTGATGAATGAAGTAGTTGTTCTGAATTGTCTTTTTTAGATTCTTTTGACGGAGATTCATCGGTTTTTTTGTTTGGTTTATCAGTTGGTTGGTCGAACCCTTCTTTTTTATTAATATTTAAAGCAAATAAGTTGGTTAATAAAATAGCGGACCCTAATACAACAACCATATTTTTGCTAAAGTAAGACACAATTAAACCAAAAATGATAAAAAGCAACATTGCGTTTAAATTCGCAACCATTACATACCCCACAAAATTAGTAAATGCCAAGAATAAAACAAAGTATAGAACATATTTGTTTGTTAGAAATAAATTTACCGATGACGAAACTTTCATTATATATATAATTATTAAAAAAATTGAATGATAATTATATTTATGGAATTTAATTAAATAAGATTAAAATGACAAACAAATCCGGAAAATATCAACTAGTATTATCAGAAATTTATAACGAAACTATTCACGGGTTAAGTAATCATGAGGACTATGACATCAAAACTCACTATTTAATAATTGAAACTTTTGGTTATAGACGTATCTCTTATGACACGGACGATTCAAACGATGAATCTCATATTAATGGAATAACCCTAATTTTAAATGTAAATAAGATTGCGAGGTTGTATAATCGTCGGTATACGAGAATCAAAAGTTTAACTCACTCAATTATTCGAAATTACGCAAATATAATTGTTAAAAAAAATTATATTAAACCTGAAATTGCCGAATGTATATATTTAAAAAATAACGAATATGTTGCTATTTTAAAAACGTTTTGGATAAGATTAATCCAAAGAACATGGAAACGGGTTTTTATTGAAAGACACGCAGTCATTTTAAAACGTAAATCTCCGATTTCTTTAAAGTATAGACTCATTCACGGCAAATGGCCAAATAACTGTAATTATCTTCCATGTTTATATGGTATGCTAAAAATATAAAATTATTTATTTTCGCGCTTTATGACTTTTTCGACCGTGTTTTCGTTTATTTCCGCCCTTTTTATTATGTTTTCGAGTATGTTTTCGTTTACCGCCTCTGGTAACAGATGCGTTTCTTGATGATTTTTTATATTTATTTTTTCTAGATGAGGAACTCGTTGGATACCTATAACCTCCTCCCATTCTAACGTCTCCGAATCCGGTGTCGTTCTCGTTGTCTGGTCCTTCTTTTGTTTCTTTGAACTCATCTTCGTTAATTTCATTAGTCGGTTCTGATGAATAATTTATATAGTCGGGTTGTTTGTTATCTGATGTGTTTACTACGGTGGGTGGTGGAGGTGTGTTTAATTGGGTTTGAAAACCGACGTTTTCATCAAAACCTTGTTTACTTCTTTGAAGTTGACTTTGATTATTGGGTTCAATTGACTTAGTCAGTCTTAGTAAATTTTGTAATCGGGTAGTGATTCCTGAAGGTTTTTGTAGTTTTAACGTGGAATCAATTACTCCGATTCTTCTTACGATTTCCTTAAGAGTTCCTTTTAATCCATTAATAATATTATCATATTGTTGTTTTTCAACTGCCGAAACAAGTTTTGATTCACGCTCATTTTTAGCTTCAGCTATCTGCTCGGTCAGTTTGTTTTTCTCTACAACTAAACCTTTTCTTTCAGATATTAGTTTTTTCGTAATATTTTCTATTTGACTAATAAGTGATTTTTGTTCCTCATAATTAGCGCCATCGCTAGCTAACGATCCGTCAATATCATTAAGAAGATTCTCTATTGTAGATATTCCCTCAAATACACTTTGTGTCGGTGTTTTGGAATTGCTAAACCTAAAATTATCAACAAATCTTTTTAGGGTGTTCATTATAAATTATAATGAGATAATTATTTAATTGTAATTAAATAATCTAAATTTTGTTTAATATTATTCATTTCGTTCAATATTCGTTGTTGTTCTATTTTAGCATCCTTTATTTTATCTGCGGATAATTGTGTATTTAAAACCAAACTATTTATATGTGCGTTTATTTTTTCCATCGCGTTAATTTGTGCTTGTTTTTCTTGAACGATATAATTATAGTAATTAGTGTAATCATCCTTGACACTTTCTAAAAATTCGTTTTCTTTTGCTAAAACTCCGATTTGTTTATATTTATTTAGTAAGTATTGTTCTTTTTCCTTAATTTGTTGTTCTATTTTATTAAGGTAACCGTCTCTTTCTGTTAAAGTCATACGTATATTTATGGCGTCCATTATTAAATTAAACTATTATTATTTAATAAACATATTTAAAATCTATATTATATTATATATAATTTAGGATGTCTAAAAATATTATTGAACCTATACTAACCCCAGACGACAATCGTTTTGTAATGTTTCCAATACAACACGATGATATTTGGAAAATGTATAAAAAGCAGGTGGATTGTTTTTGGCGCACCGAAGAAATCGATTTAACAAAAGATTTAAAAGATTGGATGACGTTATCACCCGATGAAAAATATTACATTTCTATGATTTTGGCGTTTTTCGCAGCAAGCGATGGAATCGTATTGGAAAATCTAGCAACTCGTTTTATGAGTGATGTCCAGATTTCAGAAGCCCGCGCTTTTTATGGGTTCCAAATAGCAATGGAAAATATCCATAGTGAAACATATAGTTTGTTGATCGAGACATACATAAAAGATGTCGAAGAAAAGACAAAATTATTAAATGCGATTGAAAATTTCCCGTGTATAAAGAAAAAAGCGGACTGGTCCAAGAAATGGATTAATGATAATCGAAGTAATTTTTCTACAAGATTAGTTGCGTTTGCGTGTATTGAAGGTATATTTTTTTCGGGTGCTTTTTGTTCTATTTATTGGTTAAAGAAACGCGGATTAATGCCTGGTTTAACCTTTTCAAATGAATTAATTTCCCGAGATGAAGCATTACACACCGAATTTGCTATTTTACTTTACGGAAAACTAAAAAAGAAAATAAATAAGAATCGGTTATACGAAATAATAAAAGAAGCAGTAGATATTGAAATTGAGTTTATTTGTGAAGCATTACCTTGCCGGTTAATTGGAATGAATGCCGAATTAATGACCCAATATATTAAATATGTTGCTGACCGATTATGTCTACAATTAGGATATGACAAAATATATAATGTTTCAAACCCTTTTTCATTTATGGAATTAATTAGTTTAGAAAGTAAAGTGAACTTTTTTGAAAAACGAGTCAGCGATTATGCTCTAGCATCAAAAGACAAAGATTTGGATATTTTCGAGTTTAATGCTGATTTTTAAAGTTATGCTCTTAAAATAATTTAAAAACAAATACAATGATAAATTATAAATGATTACTTGTCAGGTATACGGTGGACTAGGTAATCAACTATTTCAAATTTTTACTACGATATCATATGCTATTAAATATAAGATGAATTTTTTATTTTTGTATGAGTCCGTTCATCAAACAAAAACCCGTCCTGGTTATTGGGACACATTTTTAAAAAGATTAAAGGTTTTTACAACTAATAATTTACCTCCATTACAATTAAATATTAGAGAGAAAGGGTTTAATTATACAGATTTGTATATTCCTCAAGAATCATTAAATATTTGTTTAGATGGATATTTTCAAAGTTATAAATATTTTAAAGATAACGAACATATTATTTTTAAAGTTATTATGGTGGACCATATAAAAAAAGAAATTCTTTCTCAAGAAGGAATTTCAAAAACTTATTTTGATAATTCGGCAAGTATTCACTTCCGTCTTGGAGATTATAAGAAATTGCCTGAGTATCACCCGATTATTCCTTACGAGTATTATTCAAAAAGTATTTCATTTTTAAAAACTGAAGGTAAACAAATTAATAAAATCTTTTATTTCTGTGAAAATGAGGACCATGACCATGTATTATGTGAAATAAATAAACTAAGAGCAGAATTTCCAGAAATTGTGTTTGTTCGTGAATTTGAAAGTTTAAGTGATTGGCAACAAATGATAATAATGAGTTTATGTGAGAATAATATAATCGCGAATAGCACCTTTAGTTGGTGGAGTGCGTATTTTAATACAAATCCAGGTCGTCTGGTTTGTTATCCATCTATTTGGTTTGGTCCAAGATTAGCGGGGCACAATACAACTGATTTGTTTCCTCCAACTTGGAATAAAATTATGTTATAGTTTATTTTCTCGAAACAAATATGGTTTATTTAAATCAAGCATTAGTTTTATATAATTTGTATGTCTTTTTTCAATATCACTATATCCTTCTCTTTGGACGACCGTTAAAGGTGTAATTAAAAACCACTTATCTATTACTTGAAGACGTTTCCAATACATATCTATTGCGTATAATTTATGTTTTGTAGTATCCTTTATGAATTGATGTATTCCGGTTTGAAAGTTTTCAATTAGTTTATCGAAATACGTATTTTTTACAAAATATCCGGTGGCACATTGACAATTAGTTATTCTTACATAATTATCATCTATTATTTGGTAAGGCGGAACATTATTTCCAGTTATTAAAACAACATCCCACTCTTTACAATTATTTAAAAATTTATTAAAATTTGTAATAAATAATTGCGGATTTAAAAAGGCGATATCGTCTTCAACAATTAAAACGTGTTCCCAATTTTGTTTTTTTGCGTTTAATAAACATTTTAAATGACTCATACTACACCCAACAGCACCTGAAGCACATTTAATTGCGTTAAATCTTTCGGGGTTATTTATTCCTATTTTTTTTAATTCTTGAATTACTTGGTCTTTTCTATCTGGTCTTTCTTCTAAATTAATGTAATACGCGTGTTTTATTTGCGAAATATCCATATTATATTATCCCGACTATTTTATTTATATCATTATATAAATAAAGTAATTATGGGTTAAATTCAAGGTCTAACATCATATTTGTGTAATCTGTGTGTTGTCCTTCAATATTACTATATCCTGGTCGTTGAACGACTGTTAAAGGTGTAATCAAAAACCATTTATCCGTTACTTGAAGATGTTTCCAATACATATCTAATGCGAAGTATTTACTTTCAGATGGATATTTTATGAATTCATTTATTCCGGTTTGAAAGTTTTCTATTAGTTTATCGAAATAAATATTTTTTACAAAATATCCGGTGGCACATTGACAATTATGTATTTTCACATAACTATCTTCAATAACCGTATGTTTTCCTATATTGTTTCCGGATAATAAAACAACATCCCATTCTTTACAATTATTTAAAAAATTATTAAATTGTGTAATAAATAACCCGGGATTTAAAAAAGTGATATCGTCCTCAACGATTAAAACGTGTTCCAAATTTTTCGATTTTGCCATTTCCAAGCATTTTAAATGACTTAAACTACACCCAATAGCACCAAAAGAGCATTTAATTGCGTCAAACCGTTCTGGATTAGTTATTCCTATGTTTTTAAATTCTTGAATTACTTGGTCTTTTCTGTCTGGTCTTTCTTCTAAATTAATGTAATATGTATGTTTTATTTGTGAAATATCCATATTATAAATAATACCCAATTATTTAAATAACTTAAAAATGTAACTATATATTAATTAAATAATGAACGAACTTAATAATTCGGAGTATAAAATAGGTAAAGTGGGTCAATTGCTTAAACACCAGATAATTCATGAATCTGATGAATTATACGAATTTACGAATTGTTATTTGAACGATTCACAATGGAGTTACCTTTATGAAAAAGAAATAAAAAATAGAATTAATCAATTGTATGTATTAGTTATACCAATACATACAATAAAAAAATTACAAAAATTTATATGTACGTCAGATTTTGGAACTGAAACATATACAAATTTAATTCATAATAATATGAGTTTTATAGCAGGGTTTATTTATCTTAATAAATCACGAGTAAATTCAAATTATAAATTTATTGAAGTCATTGACTCCAGAATTGGAAAATTAAATATTGTCCAATTTATGATTGAAAAATACGAACAAAAATATAAATATAAACTATTGCCGATTTATATTATAAATTCGGCAAGGAATTATTGGAAGAAGTATTTAACCAATAAATTTAATTTACATTCTGATGAAGAAATTAAAGAATTTATTTGTGAGATAAATAAAAACAACAAGTTTAATTTAAGTTGGGGGTATTTATTTGATTCATTATAAGAGTTACATATTTATTATATACTCCGCGCCAGAATACTCAACCCAATCCGATAACGTAAACGAGGCAAAATCATGAGGTAAATTAAAATCTTTAAACTGAAGTTGATAATCGAATATTATTTTGGTGTCAACATCCCATTTTCTATTTGTAAATAAAGAATCCATTGTATTTAAAAATTCAGTTTCTGTGTGAACCCCGCTGTTGTTTTTTCCGATTCCAGTATACCAAATTTTCATATTATTCATTAAAGTTATATTTATTTTTGGTTATTTTAACCCACCAAGTCCGATTTTAAAATTATTTAGTGTATGTGGTTTAATATATTTATTATTCATATATTGTGGTGGTTGTTGTTTAATATTTAATTCGATTCTTTCTTTTTGAGTAGGATAATATGGAATATTAGTCCAATCATCAGGTGTAACGACGGTTTTCCCTGTTTGAATTATTTTACTTGGATGAATAATTTGACGTGGTGGTTCTCTTAAATCATAACTATAATAATCCTCACTTTCATATGCAACCCCCGTTAAAAAATAACTAATATTAATAATATAAATTTCTGGGTTATTTACTGTAAATTCGTTGTCGGATTCATTAGAAGATTTTGTATCAATGGAATACATTAGTTTATTAATTGTGTTTATTCCATCAACTCCATTATCGTTTTGTAACCTCCAAGGGTCTTTTTTACTAACGATTCGCGAAATACCATCAAATAATTGAAGTATTTCAGGACTTCCGATTGGATAAAAGTGTCTTCTATCAATTTTTAAATTATGAAGTCCTGCCCTTTTTTGTAGACAATTATCCTCCATACCATATCCCCAATAATTAGGGAACCCGTTTATTTTTTCAAAATCGCTTCCCTTAATAACGACAATTCCTCCTAATGTAAATTTAAACCCATAATGGTGTTTTATTACCCCTTCAGAAGTATCATAATCAAATAATTTATTAAACGGCATCGTATCTACATCATTAAATATAAATGAAATATTTTTATAATCATTCGGGTATTTCCGTTTTATAGCTAAAAACCCTATATTTTTGGTTGCTCCTCGATTAAAACTTCTTTTATCGGATTGATGCGAAAAATATATTTCATAGTCAGAAACATCTTCTAATAAATAAGTCATATATTTACAGAAAAAAAACTTTTGTTGTTTTCTGTTTCTATATGGAACAATAAATACACGTTTTGGGATTATACTACTTTCTAACATTTATAAATTAATTGGATTTTAAAATTCTCGTTTTTTAACTTGCGTATTTTTGTATAATTACGGCAGGTATTAATTTATCTTTAATTGTTTCTAGTTTTTTAAAACACTTATTTATTGTAACCTCGCTTATTTCGCTAATGTTTTTCACATCTTTTTTACTAATACTTAAATTACAATTTTGGGATATAAAATAAATTATTCCGGCAGCTATCGAATGAGGCGTATTTTCAGGCATTAAATCTAATTGTTCTATTTTTGTAGATATAAATTTACATACTTTTGTCAATTCAGTATTAATATTTAATTTACTACAAAACCTCTCAATAAAATCTTCGGGTTTTATTTTACAGAATAATGTCTTATCTTTGTTTACCACATCTTTTTCAATATTATTAATAATAGATACAGCATTTTTACATCCTTTTGTAGCACACGTTACATCCAATTTAAATATATCGGCAATTTCCTTTGCTGTTCTTGGATATTTATTTATTTTACAAGATATATAGATTGACGCTGCTAAAATACCGTCCCTATTATCACCCCTAAAGGTGGTTTCATATTCAGATATTTTTTTATGGTATCGTATCGCATCATCAATAATCATTTTAGGAACCCCCGCATTTTGTGCCATTGTCGTGATAACTTGGAAATCATCATATTGAGATTTTTCTTTATACGGCATTGATTGCCATTTGGTATATCTTCTTATTTTTCGCATTTCATATGACATCGGTCCATTAGATAAAACAGTACATCCATAGGATGATTCTTCGAGCAAAGGATTTATCGGCATTCCACACCTTGTTGGGTCGTTATGCTGATTATCGTCCGCACCGTAATATCTCCATTCCGCTGATTGGTCAACCATATCCTTATATATAATTCCGCAATTGTAATTAGTACACACCAAAAACCCTTCATCAGATAATGCTAGTTTATATTCACATCTTTCGCAAATTTCTCTATTTCCGGATTTTCTATAAATACATTCTAATGATAAAGGTTTTTTATCAGCATTCACCTCGTTATCAAATATATTCCATAATTTAACCTTATTTATATTATTATGTCTTCTTTTTTTACTTTTATCGGTTGATGTCATATTATTATTTATCTTTCATTTTAATTATATATTTTAAATCAATTTTATTATATATATTATATATAAAATGGGTAATTCGATATCGTCCTCTTCAGTTCAGGATAATACCTTTGATACTATTATTGATTACATAGCAACTCATTATATTTTAACTATGGATTTTAAAAACTTAACTAAACTTTCTGAAAAAGCATATTGTGATAAACTAATTATTCTAACATCTTCGATTTTAGAAAGGTATTTAACAAAACAAGAAGTTGGATATCTCGAGCAAAGAACAAAAAATGGTATCGAAATTAACAATATGTCTAAAGATGGCGTGGTGTTTTTATCGAAGGACCAACTTGACGAATTAGATGTTAAAAACGATGCGAAAAAAACTCTTAAAAAAAAAAGAATGTGTATTGGTATTGCTAAATTTTATGTCATAATAGCACACATTTTTGCGGCAATTGTAATGACTATAAATCCGATTTATAGTTATTCAGACCAATATGGTAATAAGTTTGTCGCAAATTTATATAATAAAGATAAAATACCTGCCGGAACCATAAAAACTGTTTCTAATATAAACATTTGTAGTAATCGTCTTAATTCGCTTCAATCTGGGATGAATTCAGACAAAATATTAAAGGGTGAAATTCAGGTTGCTCCCAAAGTATGTAATATGAACCTAAACAATGATAATACTTTAAAATCGTTAAGGGATGAACCAGGAATTCCACAATTAAGAGAATTGTATAACGACGATAAATACGATTACTCAACCGGAAAATTTGTCGGTATGTCTGAGTCAACCAGTCGGGAATTTAAACGTGACCTTGAATTATTTTATAATGTATTTACCGGAAATGAAAAAATGCCTGAAGACATACAAGATTTTAGTGACATTAAATTAAAAGATTATTCTAAAATTCCTGCGTGTCAAAACGATAGTTTAAATAACAAATATACTGAGAAAAAAAACAACGAATTGTTTAAAAAATATGCTGAAAACATCAAAACAATGGTTAGACACGCAAATATAAAACAAGGAAAATTATTAGAAATAATAAACATTTTATTTACATTTGTAATTGACCCTCACACTAAAGAAAAAAGAGTTAGAATAAATCCAACATTAACAGAGACAATATTGACTGAAACCGTAAAAAAAACTAGAACCTTAATTATTGATTTATACACAACATGTGAAAAAGATTATGTTAAAGGCGTTCAATTATACGAAGCAATTGTTGACGACATCGGGTTTAAAACAGTTAGTAAGCAAAAAGAAGCATTGGAAACCCAACGAATACAGTTAATAAATATGGATAATAACCGTCCTCCGGAAATCAATTACATAAATCAACAACCGGTTAATCTTCCTCCGGAAATCAATTATATAAATCAGCAACCGGTTATCCGTCCTCCGGCAATCAATTACATAAATCAACAACCTGTTAACCGTCCTCCGGAAATCAATTACATAAATCAACAACCTGTTAACCGTCCTCCGGCAATCAATTACATAAATCAACAACCTGTTAACCGTCCTCCGGCAATCAATTACATAAATCAACAACCTAATTTAATTAAACTCCCCACAACTAATTATTTAACTCAATCATCAAGTAAACCCCTTGAATTTAAAGAAATAAATACTCCTATAAATTTAGTTGATTTAGGAAAACAACAAAAAATAAATCAATTAAACGCACAAGTATTAGTAAATCAAAGGAATGAGTTAAACAACAAAGTTAAAGCCCTCAGATTAAAAGAACAATTCGAACAAGATGAATTAAATAAGCAATTTAAATTAAACGAAGAAATAAATAAAGAATTAAATGTGAAAGACAAAGAAATAAATGCCGAAATTAAACAACTAAATTTAAATAATGGAGCACTCGCAAACTTAGCAGTAAACCCTAATAATAACGGTAAAAAACCGTTCAGTTTTAGAAATTTATTTAACCGGGCACCAGTTGATAAAAAAGACGAACCTTCTCTTAATAAAGATACCCCCTCTATAGATGCAATTCAACCAGAAATTCAACCATCAACTCAACCAGTAATAGATACAAATGTAGAAGTAAATAAAGAAAATGAAAATAACAAATCTACAGAAGAACCAGCAACTCAACCAGTAATAGATACAAATGTAGAAGTAAATAAAGAAAATGAAAATAACAAATCTACAGAAGAACCAGCAACTCAACCAGAAATTCAACCATCAACTCAATCATCAACACAACCAGAAAATCAATCATCAAATCAATCAGAAAATCAACCAGTAAATCAACCAGAAAATCAATCATCAAATCAATCATCAAATCAACCAGAAATTCAACCATCAACTCAACCAGCAACTCAACCAGTAATAGATATAAATGTAGAAGTAAATAAAGAAAATGAAAATAACAACTCTACAGAAGAACCGACGAATCAAGATACCGAACAAACAGAAGAACCGACAAATCAAAATACCGAACAAACAGAAGAACCGACAAATCAAGATACCGAACAAACAGAAGAAAATAAAAAATATACGTTTGAATATCATGATACGGAAAATGATATTTATTACGTGGTTAAGAACAATAAGAAGTTTATTACACCAACTCGAACATTTGGATATAATCCGAATGTTAAATTAATTGAGATAAATGATCCTGATGAGGAAACAGATATAGATGTTGAATTCAACGAACAACTTGCCGGAGAACATCCATCTGCTATCGAAGGGGATACCAAAAACTACACCTATGAATATTTCGATGTTTTAAAAAATAAATACTATATTATTAAATTGAATGATGACGGTAAAACAATGGTTAAGGATGAATACGATACACCAACATACACAAATAATTCTAATGTAAAACTAATTAGGGTTAATGATCCAAACGTGTTGTATTATTCATATTTTTTAGCAAAGAACCCTACAGTTTTTGATGACCAAACACCATACTTTACTGTTGTAAACGGACGCGTTGCATATTATAAAACCCCTCCTGATAACAACAAATTAGGGGTTCCTATATTGGTAGACCAAGTATTTAATGACTCACTAAGTGAATCGAATGTAGACATAAAAGATAAATATGGATTTAAAAACATTGAAGCATATGAATATTACGATGTTGTATTTCAAAAATACTATACAATTCAACCAAAGAATAAAAACGCGGAACAGTCTTATGAATATTTATATAATATGTTTTTAGCATCAAGCGACAAACATTATCGGGAGATTACTGATAAAAGAATATATGGAAGTAATCCATTAGTTCAACTAGTTTATGTAAACGAACCGGATACAGAGTATTATTCTACATTTAGAATGCGACGCAAGAAACATGACGACAAGATTGACACTATTATGTCGTATTATACTGTTAATTATACAAGTGATGGTAATCCACCCAATGGTGAAACTGGTAATTTAGTCTTTACTGAATTTCCTAAAAATGAGAATGGACAAGTTATATGGATAGATAAACCTTTTAAGTTATCCTATGGAAATTCAGAATATAGTGATCAATCAGGCGGAAAACCCAAAAAAAATAAATATACAAAAAAATCAAAAAAATCTACAATTAAAAAACGTGGAAATAAAAAGAAACAAGGTCGAAAAACTTATAAAAAACGTGGAAATAAAAATACACGAAAACAGTAATATAAAAATATAATATATTTACAAAAATATATTATAATTCGCGGCAGTATTATTTAAGAACGTCCTCCTACAGCAGCAGAACGACTTGCGGCAGCAGATGCCATTCGTGCGGCGGAGGCGGCGCGTGAAGCAGCAGCAGATGCGGATCTAGCAGCAGATGCGGAACGAGAAGCAGATGCGGAACGAGAAGCAGATGCGGCGCGTGATGCGGCTTTAGAGGCACTACGAGCAGCAGATGCGGCGCGTGAAGCAGCTTTTGACGCATTTCGCGCTGCCATTCTTTTTGCGGTTTTATTGCGTTTTCCTAAATTACGTCTGGATGCCATTTGTATATATATATTAATTATAAAAAAAATTCCTAAACTTTGATAATTAAATTTAAGCCATTGAGCGAGACATTGCGGCAGCTAAATTTGCGGCAGCAGAACGTCCTCTAGCAGCAGAACGTCCTCTTGAAGCAGAGCGTCCTCTAGCAGCAGAACGACCTCTTGCGGCAGAACGACCTCTTGCGGCAGAACGACCTCTTGCGGCAGAACGACCTCTTGCGGCAGAACGACCTCTTGCGGCAGAACGACCTCTTGCGGCAGAGCGATTTCCTTTACGACGATAAACTTTTCTAGTAGCCATTGTATATAATATATAGTTATAAAATATTATTTCTAAATATATAAAATTTAAAATTACCAAATAGTATTTGTTGAATGCCAATACATTTTATCTCCTTTTTTTATATTATAAATAGTCCTAAATATTTCCATTCTAGATAATGGAACATTAGTTCTATATTTATCTAAAGGATGTGGATTTGTTTTTAGTTGAGCCTCTAAAGCCTTTTTATTAATTTTTTGTCTTTGTTGATACGCGTAATAAACGAAAAATGCTTGATATGATAACGCACGTATAGGAATAATATCTGAATTTTTATCTTGCCAGTCTCTTAAATATTCTCTACAAATAGCTAATCCAGATATATCTGCTAAATCTTCTCCGACACTTGGTAACGCATCAAATTTAATGCCGTCATATTTCGCAAACGTCTCGTATTGTGTGATAACATCATCTTGTATTTTTTTAAAATGTTGTTTATCCTTATCAGTCCACCAATCGTGTAATTTTCCCTCGTGGTCGTATTTACTTCCGAAATCGTCTAATGAATGCGACATTTCGTGTGCCAACGTAAACCCTAAGTGTGCTAAATTGTATTCAATACCTCTTTCATCTAAATCTAAAAAGGGTTTTTGGATATATCCAAGAGGAATATAAATTGCGTTCTCGGAAGGAGTATATGACGCATTAACAACGTATGCCTGAGACCCAATAAATTTTGGCGGCGTTAGGGACCAATCTATAAGAGGTATATCAATAATAGGTTTTCCGTCCAATTTAACTCTTTGTTCGTTTCTCCAGTTTGATATTTTCAAATAATTTCCCCATCCATCATTATCTGTATAATTTAATAAAGGGTCTTCTCTTAATGTTTTTGGAGACCCAATAATCAATTTAAAATGCTTAAATTTTAATAAAGCATACTCTTTGGTTTTTGGTTGTAACCATTTATTTCTTGAAACAATTCGGGTAAATACTGTTTTTAAATCCTCCGCCATCGTTTTTAAATAATCTACATACTGTTTATTTTCATATCGACTAATATATTCATTTGTTAAAAAAGAATTAAACGCATACCCTAACCCAAAAACTGGTCCAAGGTCATCATAAACTGCAGCGGTTTGTCCAGTTACAAATTTTCCATTAAACTCAAAATATACGCGATAACCATCTTGGTTTTGTCTAACTAATTGTCTAATATAATTATAAATCCAGTATGTTCTCCATTTTTCTGTATCCCAATTTTTTTTCAATAGTTGTGTACAACAATCTAAGTAATTTAAATCTCCAGATATAAAAAAATCAGGAGTTTTTTCAAATCCTATATATTTACTTAATTGCGCCCAATCAAATCCATACTCATCCATTGCTATTTTGGTAGTTACAATATTATAATAATTGGGGTCATTTATTCTTCCAACACATTCGAATAATTGGTTGAGTTCAACTTCTACATCATAAATATCTTTAACATTAAACCCGTGGTTTTTTCCAAATACAAATTCAAATAAATTATTCAAGTATTTAAAAAATTGTCTTTTGTAGTTTGCTTTATATGCTAGGTCTGTTCCATCATCATAATATAAATTAATATCAATCAAGGTAAGTTTTCCAGGGTCAATATAACATCTATAAATCTTAGGGTTTTTATTATCTGGGAACACATTAAAATTAAACGGAAGTCCCCACGATATAATTTCGTTTCGGTTCATTACTCCTAATAATTTCCACAAATTGTTGTTATCCTTTCTTAAGTCATCAATCATATTTAATGTTTCATTTGCGTATTGTTTTACTTGACTTAATGATGACCCTTTTAATTGAGATTTATAAAAATTTCCGATTTCTCTGGATTTTTTTGTATCATTATCCCGTGTATATTCTTTAACTATTTCAAGTAATTCGCGGTATACTTTATACTGAACTAATCTAAAAGAGTCTAATTGTGTAATATATTCTTGATTTTTATCAAGAGACGCTTCTTTAATCCATCTATAATTTATATAGGAGTAAAAATCATTATTTGGTGTTATTTTAGATGGCGTGAAAGGTATCTTAAACAATTTATTAATTTCTTTATTTAAAGTTATGTCTACAGGTTTCATTTTATCTTCAAATGTGTTAAATACATTCGAGTATGTTTTACATATTTCTTGTCTTTGACCACTTGTTAAATTAGGAAGAACCCTGATTTTTTGGGTTTTATTGTGTTTAGGTTGTTTATTATGCCTTGTGATATTTGTCATATATATAAATAGTTTATTTTATTTTATATTCATAATTATTTAATAGTTCATCATTATATACCAATTTTCCAGAGGGTTTATATGATGTAATCGGGGTATAATTTTTATTTTGTATCGGTTGTTTTGAAGTTGTATTTGATTCCTTAATATTAAACAGTTGTTGATTTGTATCATTGTGATTATATTCTGATTTATTTGTATTATTATTTTCATCGATTTTTTCTCCATATTCATTAACGACAATTCCGGTTTTATTTTTTATTTCGTCACGAACATATGAAGGAACCCAATGTTTCCAAGAAATAAAAAGGGTATTTGGATGCGTATAATTAACGTTAAACCCGTTTTTTTTTAGTTTGTCTAACAAGTATGCGATACACGAAGCATTATCATATCTTGGAACCCCAATAATAATTTCAGGAACAATAAACCAACAAAACTGTTCGTTTATATTTTGTCTCGATGTGGTTTTTATTCTTACGTGGACACGATTTAATATTTTATTAAATAACGTTAATTTACCGAGGTCATGATTCTTTTTTTTTTCATAAAGGTCATCAATATTTAATTTATCCGAAAAATCTTCTGTATTTTCAAGAGTAAATATATCCGACATTTACACAAACAATAGAAAAAAATATATATAAATAAATGTAAATAATTATTTATATATGGTGGAAAATACAATCAAACATTTAGTTATTTCGGGTGGAGGTCCGACAATAATACAGACATTAGGAGCAATACAATATTTATTTGAAAAGAACTTTATAAATATTGATAATATACAATCTATATATGGCACTTCGGCAGGTGCCCTTCTTGGAACCATATTATGTTTAAGACTTGAATGGGACGATATTACAGATTATATTATTAAGCGTCCATGGAACGAAGTATTTCCGATTAATGTAAAAAGTATATTTGATTCGTATACTAAAAAAGGTATTTTTGATATAAAACTAATTGAAAAATGTGTTAAACCGCTGTTTGACGCTAAAGATATATCCGTTAATGTTACCCTAGAGGAATTTTACCAAATTACAAACATAGACTTACATTTTTATACATTTGAAATAAATAATTTTGAATTGGTAGACATATCTTTTAAAAGTCATCCATCGTTATCTTTACTAACTTCTTTACAAATGTCTTGTGCGTTTCCTATCATAATTTCTCCGGTTTTTTTAGAAGATAAATGTTATATTGATGGTGGGATTACGTGTAATTATCCATTAAGTAAATGTATTGAAACAAACCCAAATATAAATGAAATACTCGGTTTTAAAAATCAATACGATAATTATGGACAAAATAATGTTGACATTAACTCGACGTTGTTGGATTTTATCATTAATTTTGTATGTAAACTTATTTATAATTACGATACATATTTAGAACAACCACCCATACAAAATGAAATTATATGTAATTGTAAATTGTTGAGTATTTCCCAGTTATCAATAGTTTTAAAATCTGTTGACACAAGAAAGGAATTATTGGAGAATGGTAGACAAATATCTAAATTATTTTTAGAGAACCGTATTTAAAAATTCTTCTAAAGTAGCCTTTGATGGTTTTGCGTCATATTCGATAATTTGTCCGTTTTTCAATAATTTAATGGTGGGATAACCTTCAATTTTATATTTATTAATAATCTTTTCAATTTCAGGGTTTTCATTTGTGCAATCTATATCTGTAAATATAATTGTGTACCCATTAACTGTTTTATTTTCGTATTCTTTTTTTAAATCATCCCAAATTGGTTTTGCTTTTTTACAATGAGGACACCAATCAACCGAAAATAACATAAGTTCTGCTTGAGATGTGTTATTGTTGTTATTATCGGTATTGTTTTCTAAATTATATTTAAAGTTATGTTTGAATTTTGAAACGTAAAAATAAATAGAAACAGAAATAAATATTATAATTATTGCGACCATAAAAATGGTTGAAGTATTAATTCTACTTGTATACCCTTTTACTTTTTTCGTAAATTCCGCATACATATTATATATTCTTATTGAGAATAAATAACAAAATGATTAACGAATATAATATAAATATAAATATTAATACTTATATTATGTTGTTTAGAAATATAGATGGTGAGATTATTGAAATAAAAAAATACAACTTTGTGAATGATTATATTTATTATACGAAAATAATGGAAATGAAAAAACCTTTTTCTAAAGTAATAAAAACACAAAATAACTTAAATTATTCCAATATGATTATAGACAATCACCTTAAACCCGACAAAGTTATTATCTAACTATTTATTATGAATAAAACCAGGAAAAAAATATATACTAATGATGATTATAATAGTGGAGATGGAATGTTGACAAGTGTATGGGGACCAAGTTTGTGGCATTATTTACACATTATGAGTTTTAATTATCCAAATAAACCTACTGAAAATAATAAAAAGCATTATCGCGATTTTGTAATTAATCTTAAAAATGTTATTCCGTGTGTTTTTTGTAGAGAAAATTTAAAAACTAATTTTAAGGTTTTGCCTATAACTATGGCAACTATGAAAAATCGAGAAACCTTCTCTCGTTATATATACAATTTACACGAATTAATTAATAAAATGTTAAATAAAAAAAATAATTTAACTTATGAAGATGTTAGAGAAAGATACGAACACTTTAGGTCTAGATGCGTTACTAGCAAACCATCCATATTAAAAAAAACGATTAAAAAGAGCGTAAAAAAGGAAAAGGGATGTACGGAACCTCTTTACGGAAAAAAATCAAAATGTATTATTAAAATTGTCCCGATTGATGACAAAGGATTAACGTTTCAAATGGATAAAAAATGTATTAAAACCCGAGAATAATATTACATTCCAAAACTAGAAAAACTATTTAAAATCGGTTTAGGTAAAAATTCGTTATTTACAGCGTTATAATTTGGAACTTTTTTACATTCAAAACTTGGTTCAGGACAACGAGCACACGCAGGACACGCCTCGCATGGTTTATTTTTATAAATAACCACTGGGTTACACGCAGGACAAACTGGTGGGACTACTTGTGATTTTAATATATATAAATCTTCTTGTCCTGGAAGTATTTGATTCTTTGGCACACCTTTAGGCAAAGAATTGTAATAATTGAAACACATTGAATTATTTTCTTGATTTGTTGGTTCGTTGTATGATTGATTATTTCGTGTTGGATATGGATAATTTGTGTAAGTTGTGTTTGTATTTGTATTTTGTGGTGGATTATATGGTGGTGTAGGATTATATGGTGGTGTAGGATTATATGGTGGTGTTGTAGGATTAGTTGAGGGTGTTGTAGGATTAGTTGAGGGTGTTGTAGGATTAGTTGAGGGTGTTGTTGGATTAGTTGGGGGTGGTGGTGGATTATTAGTTATTTCAGTTGATGTCATACCTTCGATATTATTTCCTAAAAAAGGAACTACAAATATTCCTAATATCAATAAAAGTATTAATAGTTTACGAAGCATTTTATATAATTTATACAGTGAAAAAATTATATTATAATGTAAAACCAAATAAATAGTTTAGAACAATTAACTATTATGGAATTAATTACTGAGAACTCACGTAAAAAAAAAATAACACGTGAACCTTTAAAACAATATTATGATGAAAATCCAGATTTATTTGAGATTGGGGTTGATGAAGTAGGTCGAGGACCTTTATTCGGTAGAGTTTATACAGCAGCGGTTATTTTACCTAAAGATAACAGTTTTAACCATTCGTTGATGAAAGATAGCAAGCGTTTTACATCTACGAAAAAAATAGAAGAAGCTGCTAAGTATATTAAAGAGAATGCGATAGGTTGGTATGTAACTTTTGAAGATGAAACTGTAATCGACGAAATAAATATTTTACAAGCAACACAAACATCAATGAGAAACTCAATATTAAAATTAAAAGAATATGTTACGCAACCATTCACAGAAGAAGAAAAAAACGAACTTAAATTTCAACTATTAGTTGACGGGAACTACTTTAACCCAATATCTACCTTTAATAAAAAACGGAATATGATAGATGTAATTCCGCATGTATGTATTGAGGGTGGAGATAATAAATATAGTTCTATTGCGGCAGCTTCTATCTTGGCAAAAGTATCAAGAGATAAATATATTTCGGATTTATGTTCTGAAAATCCGGAATTAATCGAAAATTACGGAATAAATAGTAATAAGGGATACGGTTCAAAACAACATATTGACGGAATTAATAAACACGGAATAACCAAATGGCATAGAAAAAGTTTTGGAATTTGTAAAAAATATGCTTAAATTATTCAGAATGTTTTATCTTTTATAAAAAAAATGAAATGAATTATTTTTATTTACCTATATACAATTATACTTAAATAACACACAAAATGCCAAAATTTATGATATTTGACACCGAAACATCAGGATTACCTGATGGCGTTTCCGTTGTAGAAAATAATAATGTACACTTATGGCCTTACATAGTCCAGTTAAGTTATATTATTTATGAATCTAAAAGTAATGAAATTATAAAACAAGAGAATACAATAATAAAAATACCAAACAACATTATTATTCCTGATAATGTTGTTTCAATTCACGGAATCACAAATGAAATATCTAGAAACATCGGAAAAAATATAGTTCCGTATTTACTTAATTTTATTAAAGATTATAACAATTCTGATATAATTATAGGACATAATATTTTATTTGATATTAATATGATACGTGTCGAATTATTAAGACACGTATTATATGACGAGTTTAATAAATTAAAAGAACCCAAAAAATTTTATTGTACCATGAAAAATACAATAAAATTATGTAATTTAAAAAGAGTTGATAAACGAGGAATTCAATATGTTAAATACCCGAAACTAATAGAATTACACAAACACTTATTTAATGTCGAACCTATGGGATTACACGACTCATATATTGATATATTAATTTGTTTTAGATGCTATTATATGATACATTTTAATGAAGATGTATGCGATAAAAATAAAACTATACAAACCATACTTTATAAATTATTATGCTGAACACATTTCACAAATATCATTTTCCATATTATTATTTGATGTATTCTTTTCAGGTTCTATTGAAAATTGTTGTGCCTGATGTTTTGCTTTGCGTCTTAAATAATAAATACCTGTTTTTAACCCTTTTTTCCACGAATAAAAATGCATTGATGTTAGAGAGTTATATGTTGGTTCTTCAACCCATAAATTAAGACTTTGACTTTGACACACAAACGCGCCTCTATCTGCTGACATATCAATTACATGTTTCATTGGTATTTCCCAAACAATCTTATATTTATTTCTAATATTTTCAGGAATCATATCTAAATGTTGAATACTTCCTTTATTCGCAATAATATTATTTTTTAATTGTTCATTCCATAATCCAAGATGAATGAGTTCTTTCATTAAAAACCGGTTCGCAACTATAAATTCTCCTGCTAACGTGCTTCTACTATAAATATTACTAGTTAATGGTTCAAAACATTCATTATATCCTAAAATTTGGGATGTGCTTGCTGTCGGCATAGGTGCCACAAGTAATGAGTTTCGTAATCCATATTTTTTAATAGAATCCTTTAATTTGTCCCAATCATATCCCGATGGTTTAACATTCCACATATCAAATTGGAGTATACCTTTAGACGCAGGAGACCCTTCGAATGAACTATATGCTCCACAATGGTCATCTGTTAATTTGTATATTTCACAATTTAAAACCAATGTATCTGATAATTTATCCATTGTTATATGTTTTAAATCATTTATAGGGTTAGTTTTGAATGATACAAAATCTGGTGAATCTTCGAAATTGACTGTTTTTATTATGTTGTATCGTTCAATAGAAATTTCATTACTTTTTTCTAAAGAAGCGTGATAAATTGTTTCGAAAATTAAGGTATTAATTTGTTTTGCTTCTTCACTATAAAACGCAATATCCATCATAATAAATGTATCTGCTAACCCTTGAACGCCAATACCTATAGGACGATGTAATAAATTACTTCTTCTAGTTTTTTCGGTAGGATAAAAATTAATGTCTATTATTTTATTTAAATTATTTGTAACTATTTTAGTTACTTCGTGTAATTTTTCGTAATCAAACGTTTTGGTTAATTCATTCACAAATGCCGGCAACGCAATACTCGCAAGATTACATACAGCAGTTTCTGTAGGGTCTGAATACTGAATAATTTCGGTGCATAAATTACTCGACTTAATAGTTCCGATATTTTGTTGGTTGCTTTTCATATTTGCGGAATCTTTATATAATATATACGGAGTTCCGGTTTCCATTTGTGCGTCTAATATTTTAAACCATAATTCACGAGCATTAATCGTTTTTCTAGATTTTCCGTCTGCTTCGTATTTTTCATATAATTCTTTAAATTTTTCTCCATAAACATCGGATAATCCGACACATTCATGCGGGCAAAAATAACACCATTTCTCGTTATTTTTTACCCGTTCCATAAATAGGTCGGGTATCCATAAAGCATAGAATAAATCACGCGCTTTTAACTCTTCATCTCCATGATTCTTTTTTAATTCCAAAAATTCTTCAATATCTGCGTGCCAAGGTTCAATATAAACCGCAAAACTTCCATTACGTTTTCCTGATTGGTTAACATATCTTGCTGTGCTATTATATACTCTTAACATTGGAACGATTCCATCTGTTTTACCATTAGTCCCACTTATATGAGAATCTTTCGCACGAACATTGTGAATATGAAGACCAATTCCTCCCGAATATTTTGAAATTTGAGCACAATCGGATAAAGTTTTATAAATTCCTTCAATACTATCATCCTCCATAGCAAGTAAATAACAAGAACTTAATTGTTGTCTTGGAGTTCCGGCATTAAATAGTGTTGGTGTAGCATGTGTGAAATATTTCTGAGACATTAAATCATACGTTTCTTTTATATTTTTTAAATTAGTTCCGTGTATTCCGATGGATACTCTCAACCACATATATTGGGGTCTTTCAATAATTTTATTATCAACTTTTAAAAGATAAGAACGTTCCAACGTTTTAAAACCAAAAAAATCGATTAAATAGTCTCTTTCGTGAATTATTAAATTATCAAAAAAATCTTTATTTTCAGAAACAATATTCCATACTTCTTCCGAAATGATTGGTGATTTTTTTCCATTATAATTAACAAAATTATACAATTTTTCCATAGATTTAGAAAAGGACGATTCCGTATTTTTTTGATGATTTGATACAACTATACGTCCTGCTAAAAGTCCATAGTCTGGATGTTGTGTCGACAAAGACGCACATTGTTCGGCAGTTAATTCATCTATTTTAGTTGTATTAATTTTATCGTATAATTGGTCGATTACTTTTATAACTAATGCGGAATAATTTATTTGGATATTTGCCTCTTGTCCAAGTTTTTTTACACGATTTAAAATTTTATCAAACGCAATCTCTTCTAACTCGCCATTTCTTTTAGTTACACGCATATCTGACATATTGCTGTTATCAGTATATATGTTTATTATTTTATATTATTTTTATATATTATATTTTATTTGAAACAGTGTAATTGTTTATTTTTAACACATTATATATATATGAAATATATTGTTGTCTTGTTATTATTAATATCAATAAGTATTTTAATTATTGTCTACAATAAAAATATCGAAAACTACGATAATTTTAATTTAGGGAGTCGCGGAAATTATCCTGCGTCTGTTAACGAGGTTCTTTTAGAAGATAGTTTTCCAATTAAAAATAAGATTGAACTATCTAATATGAATGAAAGTAAAATGTGGTGGCATTATCCTATTTTTAAAGTTGGGTCATATACACAAATTAATAATAATTTAAAATATCCAAACAATCCAGATACAGGTTCGTGTATGCCTTCCGATTTTTGCGGTTCAATATATAAAGAACAACAATTACACTCAAATATTTCGAGGGTTTTACCTCCTGTAAATTCTTCAGGAGGTATTCGTGTAAATTATTATAACGCAGAATAATTATATTGGGATTCTTCAAGCGTTTCCGTTATTATTTTATATTGGATTATTTCAACCTTACCCGTATCTTTATTTATAGATAATAAACAATTGGTATCTATTTCTTCTTTTTTTTGTTTTCTTGTTGGTGCTCTATGTTCGTATCCGCTTATTCTTTCATTGATTATAGTATTCCATAATTTTTGGATTTCTGAAATATTACTTTTAAACCACATAGTATTCCTCAACACTAAAACACAGCTATATTTTTCTAATTTCCAATGAATATTTTTAATCCAATCCATATCTGAATAAATAGCCATTTGTTCTGCTTCCCATATGTCAAACTCGGATTTATCCATATGTAATGGTTTATAGATATATACAGGAACCCCATTATTTTTAGAAAAATACATTATAATTCCCTTTGTTTCTCCTATTTTGGATTTTAAAAAATCATTCCCGTCATTCATAAAATAGGTTTCATTTTCATACTCAACAAATTTTGTTTCTAAAAAATCACACTCATCTAAATTACAAATTTCTAACTGAAGTTGCATTTGTATCCAATACTCTTTTTTAGGAACTCCATCAATTACACGATTAACGATATTTTTAACTTCAAGCATACGTCCGTATCTCGGAGAATCAATCTTAACATTAATACCATCAGGTGATGCTCCCAGAAAATCATAATTTGTGTGTTTTATACAACCAAATTCTTTTATTTCTGTATTATATTTATCTTCGTAAAACATCACTGATAATGGTTCATATTTTTGTCCCCAATGAAGGGTTGAATTTACATTTACTTCTTTATCGGGTATATTTGCTATAATTGGTATTGGTTGACATTTCTCATAAATTAATTGATTTTGACTACATATACTATCAAAAATTTTATGTGCGTTACTTGCTGTAATTAAGTTGTGTCTAAACGTATACCATTCCGGGGACCTTTGGACGTGTTGTGGTTGATTTAAAAGGTGTTGTATTTTATCGGAAACAACCGTAATATTCGGTGTAGTTATTATTATACTATTATCAAAAGAACGCCTTGGAAAAATAGAAGAATAAAATATTTCGAATGCTTCGTCGATATAATTATATAATTCTTCTTCATATAACTCATTTAATAAAATTTGTTCTTCAAATTGTGTTAAACATAATCCCCGAATTTCATTAACACATATAGAATGAAATTCGGGGTCAGAAATTAATGTTGGGTTTTCATTGACATACTCATAAATTTGTTCAAGAGTTGTTTCAATAAAATCTGTCAACATATCGTCATCCATTATTAATGGGTCATCTTCTAAAGCTACTATACTATCAATTATATTTTCAAGGGTTTCCAAATCGTTAAGATACATGTTATATTAATTAACACTTTGTTTTTAATTTACTTTTATATATTCTGTAAAACATCCCCGATAACAATATTGTGTTTATCCTTTATCGTCCCATTTGTTTTTTTTGGAGGCAAACTTTTTAAAGTTGATATCCTTTTATCCAAACTTTTTAAAGTAAAATGCTTATGTTGCTTATTATATATAAGTGCCGGGATTTCTTTAATTATTCCGGTATTTTTATCATAAATAACATCCTTTACTTTTTGTAGTTTTTTTCGCTCCAAACAATCCTTAAAAAAAGTAATTAAATGACTTTCTTCTTCGTCATTTAAATTATTAGTTTCTTTATATGTTTTCACATAACATGCCAATTTTTTCATTTTAATTGTATTATCCAATTTACACCACGGACCGTTGACATTAATTTGTTGCTCGGTTTCTAAAAATTTCTCCAAAAAAGAGATATCATTAGTTGTTAGTTTTGTTTCCTTTTTTGGTGTTCTATTTAACAACATAGTTTTATATTTGATATTTTTTAATTCGTGACACTCTTCATTAATTGTGTTTTCCATTATATTATATTATATTATATAAAGAGTTAAGTTTAACCCGTTTTAAAACATATAGTTATATTTTAATATTTATATTGATTTATAATATTATCATTAAAATATGGAAGTCCCAGAAGATACCGCGATTATCGTAGATAATACATATGTAGATGATACAGATAAAAAAATAAACATTATCGGAACTAGTTCGCGTTATCAAATAAAAAAGGCAACTTATAAGTTAGAACACAATAAAGAACGCACCGATATAAAAAAAATAAATTTTCCAGATGAATATTTTATTTACGAAACTCAACTGACTATTTTACAAAATATTTATGACGATTTACCAAATATTAATTTAAACAACACTAATGTTGTTAAACAAATAGAAAGAAAAATATACGGTTATAAACACCAGGATATTGATAAAAAACAATTAGATGAAACTAAATTAATTAGTTTAAAATTAATTGTTCACAAATTAATCGAATGTAATCTGACATGCTACTATTGTTTTTGTAAAATGATGCTATTATATAAACTTGTTAGAGAACCTAAACAATGGACATTGGATAGAATTGATAATGAATACGGACATAGTGTTGACAATATTGTTCTATCTTGTTTAGAATGTAATTTAAAACGAAGACGAACAAACCAAAATAAATTCGTATTTACAAAACAACTGAAAATTACTAGAATAGAAACAGAATAAATAAGTTATTCATTCGAAATTATTATAAATAATTATAATAATGGATTATTATGAATGGAAATGGACTAAAGGTGAACCGTATGATAAGTCTCTCAGACAATGTAACTCTGACGCATCGATTTTAGAAAATAATGAATATATTAATAATGTCGAGAAGTCCGCATATTCAGCATCATTAAACCACGATGAAAACACCTGGGATGTTTTAAATAATGGTAGATTTACAAATAAAAAAGAATTTACAGAACAAAAATTATCAGAACGTCAATCCATATGTCAGTCAAATCTAAATCCATATATGTGTAATAATAATTACGTGGATGATGTTGTAAATAGAGACGCATTTTTAAAACCAGTGTCAACCTTTATTGAAAAAGAGAAATAATATTCATTAAATAAATAAGTATTTAAATAAACCCGAATTATTAATACAACCACATTATGTTAAAACCTGTAAATTATATAACACAAAACAATTTATTATTAAATAATTTAATTGATTTTTACAAAAACGAAGATGCCTTAAATAAAATGTTAAATATTATTACTGGAGAAAATAAAATATCGTTGAGGATTGTCGATTGGTTCTCAACAAATTACGCGAAAAAATATTACACAATTTATTCAATTAATAACGATATTTCTAAAAGATTTAAGGTTTATGTTGACTACAAATTAAAATTGAAGGCTTATTCAAAAAGAAGGTTTGACCCTTTTTGTAGATGGGATAGAATAAGTATTCCATATAAAAATAATACCAGTATTGAAACTACTATCGGACAATTAAATTTTTTCAAATGGGCAATCGAAAACAAAGTTATCGAATATATAGAACAAAACTACGATGATATTGAAACAGATATGAATTGCCGTAATAGTACATCTAGAAGAAAAGATATTGTAGACAATTCAAAAACCCGTAAAAAAAGAGAGGAATTGTCAATTTCAGCTACTAAAAGTATTAAAAAGGAAAAGGTCGAAATTGTCGTCCAATTTAATTAGTTAATTTTATATAAATATAAATATAAATATAAAATTAATAAAATATCAATGGGTAATACTCAATCAATAAATAAAACGAATTTTGAAGATATTCAACAATTATTGTCAACAAAACCAGGACAATATTTATTAATTAATACTTTAAAAATTGAGGAACAATATTGTTTAATACCAAATACATTACCATACGATAAGGAAGAAACCATTATTAACGAACATATTAAAAAATATAATAAGGATATCAAAATTATTATTTATGGGAAAAATTGCAACGACGACACAACAATACAAAAATATAAACAATTATATTTACTCGGATTTTACAATATATACATTTATACAGGAGGATTATTCGAATGGTTATTACTTCAAGATATTTATGGTTCGTCTGAATTTCCAACGACTTCAAAACAACTTGATTTATTAAAATATAAATCTTAAACTTTTTTCTCTTTATCTAATAATAATGTCTGGATTAACTGGTTTTAATGTTGGATACTCAAATACATTTGGTGGTGATAAATCATATGTAGACATATCATATATATTTAACCCTAGAACTTCAAGCACGAATGTTATAAACACAAATATGTTTTATAAACAATCCGGTTCTGTTTATACCGATTTATCGAATGTATTTTTAAAATCGTCAACTAATGGCGCAACTGGTATAAGTTATGAGGTAATTGCTGTAACAAATTTTTACGACCCTTCATCGAATGGTTATGTTGATATAGGAGATTTATTTCAACCATATTACAATGATATTTCTTTTTCAAATATTACCTCAAGACAAATAGGATTAATTATTTATAAATATATTAATGGTGTTAAATTTATAAATACCGGAAGCTCCAATTTTACGGGAAGTTTTAATATAAATCCTGGAAAAACAGGCTCTAAATCCGTAAAGTTTGCGTGTGTTGGCGCTGGTGGTGGTAGTGCTTTATCAGGAGGTGGAGGTGGAGGTGGTATAATAATTGGTTCAGTTGACATGTCATATAATACGAGTTATAATTTTGGTGTAGGAAATGGGGGGTCTGGTGCGGGAGGTAATACATTTTTTAGGATAGGTAATGCTACCAATACCTCGTATAATTTTAATACTACCGGAGGTCAAATAATAGATGTATCTGGAAATGGTGGAAATGGTGGTAATGCAGATGTTAAACTCACAAGTGGGTTATATAATTGTACGCTTAATTACATTAGTGGTGGTGGAGGTGGTGGAGCAGGTATTTATGCCGGTGTTGCAGGTGTAAGTCCTGGAACAGGTGGAACATATTCTGTATCAGGCACACCAATTATTGACATGTCTGGAAATGGACAACCAGGTGGTAGCGCTAGTGTGATTGGTGGTTATGCTGGTAATGGTGGAGGAAGCGGTGGAACATATACATCATTTAATAGTATTCCAGATCAAACCGTATATTATTTTGGTGGCGGTGGTGGTGGTGCTATTGGTAATAATCCAACTGGCGGTTTTAATGGATTTCCAAGTAGTTATCCCACAAATACCTGGAATAGTGGCGGTGCTGGTGCAACATCAAGCAACAGTTCTTTGGTAATAGACACTTCTCAATTTGGAGGTGGTGGAGGAGGCGGTAAAATACCCACAGCTACAGGTAATGGAGGTTCTGGAGTTTTAATGTTTTCGTGGAATTACCCGTAAACGTATACCCTATAAAAAAATATTATTATCTGTGAAAAAAATTCTAACTACTCTAACTACTATATCACTACTCTACTACTACTCTAATTCATATAATTCGTAAATAATTTATTGTTTAATAATTTGATGGATTTGACATATCCAATCGTTTAGTTGTGAGACGTTTTCATAAATATCTACATTTCCATTCAATACTATTTTATCGCATTGTAATATGTCTACCATATTATTATGATAAGTATCACACAATTGTAAATAATCCAACGAAATATTATTTTCTCCATTTCTGGCTCTTTTTAAAATTCGATTATAACAAATATCTGGGTCTGTTTTTATATATATTATATTGTCGACATTAAAATCGTTTTTAAATGTATCGAATAAATTTAAATAAATTTGGTAATTGATATACTCTATTTTATGAGTATCATAAAGCATTTTCGCAAAAACCATTTTATCGGTATATAAACTACGTTCGGTTATAATAGTTACGCCTGGATGTTGTTTGATGGTTTCTTTTAATAAATTTATACGTGAAATATACGCCATTATCTGAAACGAAAACGAATACTTTATTTGGTCTTGATAAAATTTTTCTAAAATAGTTGTCCCGTTTTCATCTTGAATACTTTCCCAGATGTCAACAGGTTCTCTTACAAATATAATGTTTTTATTATTCGCAAAATGAATTTTTAATTTTTCGAATAATGTAGATTTACCAGAACCGATGTTTCCTTCAATAGATATAATTGTAGTTTTCATTTTGTTTGTTTCTGTGTTTGTGTGTGTTTTGTTTTATTTACTATTAAAACTTAATTAAAATACATTTCAATTTTTATAACTAATTCGGTAACACATTCGGATAACGTGAAAGAGTTATACAATTAAAAAAAAATTGATTTAGAAATAAATGAAAACAATTTAAACAACTAAAATAAAATAATATAACAGACAACTTAAAAAGATGGATCTAAATCAACAAAAACTTACCAAATCCGAATGGGAAACAATCGAAATGCCTGTGTCTCAAGATGAAATTGAAGTCCTTAAATTAATAATTAAAGGCAATAACGATGTGAATGTCAGATACAATAAAACGGATTCGATATTTACCTTTTTAAAAATTGAATATGGCGAGAAAATGGAAGATTTTATATTTAACAAATATTTTCGGGAAAAAATAACCGAATTTATTTCAAAATATAAGGCAAGTTATTTAAAGTTGAATGTAAATTCGAATCCGGTTTTAAAGAAAGCGGACCTTATTCGAATTACAAAAAATACTGAAACTACCATTGATAAAAGTAATATTTATGAATATGTTCTATTAGAACAGATTGAAAAGATACTTAAATATCAATCCAAAAACAGCAAGAAAATGGAATATTATTATTTCACTCTTTACAAACTATTAAAAAACACGGTTCCTTTAATAAATAGACATATTTTAGAAATCTCAAACAAAATAATACATAATTTAGAGGATGTTATATCTATTCAAAAAATAATTGAAAATTCAGTTGAATGTATCGAGAAAAACCCCAATTTAATTAAGTATGGAGACATGATGTTATACGAACATCAAAAAGAAATAATTACTTCTTGTAAAAAATCAACACCTAAACTAATTTTATATATAGCACCTACAGGAACCGGAAAAACGATTACTCCAATAGGTCTATCGGAACAAAATAAAATAATATTTGTCTGTGCTGCTAGACACGTTGGGTTAGCATTAGCAAGATCCGCGATTTCAGTTAATAAAAGGGTTGCTTTCGCGTTTGGGTGTGATAGTGCCGACGATATTCGTCTCCATTATTTCTCAGCAAAAGAATTTAGTAAGAATAAAAGAACTGGAGGAATATGGAAGGTTGACAATAGTATTGGAGATAAAGTCGAAATCATGATATGTGATATTAAATCTTATTTGCCAGCAATGTATTATATGTTATCTTTTAATAAATCCGAAAATTTAATAGTCTATTGGGATGAACCAACCATAACACTCGATTATGCAGAACACGAGTTTCACACAATTATTAAAAAAAATTGGAGTGAAAACCTAATAGAAAATATGGTTTTATCTTCAGCAACATTGCCGAAATTACACGAATTAACCGATACAACAAACGATTTTAAATCTAAATTTCCAAACGCGGATATAATTAGTATTGTTAGTAACGATTGTAAAAAATCGATTCCAATCATAAATAATAATGGTTATGTTGTTCTCCCACACTATCTAAGTCAAGACTATGACGAGATTTTAAAAATTGTTAATCATTGTGAGAACTATTTAACATTATTAAGATATTTCGATTTAAAAGAAGTCATTCGATTTATAATGCTCGTCCAAAACAATAATTATACACAATTAAGATTTAAAATAGAACGTTCGTTCGGGTCTCTTGATGATATCGATATGAAAAATATTAAATTATATTATTTAAATTTACTAAAAAATATTATTCCTGGATTATGGGGTTCTATTTACTTAACTCTTAAAAACTCAAGAGAAAAACGTATCTTACCAAATAATACAATAAATTCAAAAGGAAATAAAATAACGAAAATTAATAGTTTTGGTCCAGGGTCAACTTGTGGTAATTTTGAAGGGGTTCCTTTATTGAGACTTGCCAGCGAACCAAATATACCTACTAAACCAATTAATACCGAAGTAACAGAAACACCTGATAATTGCGCCATATATCTCACAACAAAAGACGCATACACATTAACAGATGGTCCAACCATATTCTTATCAAATAATGTTGAAAAAATATCGAACTTTTGCGTTCAACAAGCAAATATACCTATTCAAATTATGAATGATATTTTAAAAAAAATAGAATTTAACAACTCAATAAATGATAAAATACTCAAATTAGAAAAAGATTTAGAAGATATTAGCAATAAGGATGTTACCAATAAAGATACAGATAAAGGGGGAAAAACAACCGCCAAAAACGACCATAAATGTAATCGTGATCCATCATCTTCAAAAACACAAACCGAATCTTTAAAAATATCGTCTCAATTAGAAACCCTTCGGTCTATGATTAAAACAGCAACATTAAACGAATGTTTTGTTCCAAATAAATTAAATCATATACAAAAATGGGCAGGAGAATTAAATCCACAAAATGCGTTTTCAAGTAATATTAGCGAAGACTTAATAAATAAAATAATGTTATTACAAGGAGTCAACGATAGTTGGAAAGTATTGTTATTAATGGGTATCGGCGTTTTCACAAACCACGAAAACATTAATTATACTGAAATAATGAAAAAACTTGCGGATGAACAAAAATTATATCTAATCATCGCATCAAGCGATTATATTTATGGCACAAATTATCAATTTTGTCACGGATATTTAAGCAAAGATTTAGAACTTACTCAAGAAAAAATTATACAAGCAATGGGTCGTGTTGGAAGAAACAAATACCAACAAGATTATACAGTTAGATTTCGCGATGATAGTCAAATTATGAAGTTATTCACATCAGACACCGACAAACCCGAAATTATTAATATGAATAGATTATTTAATAGTTGTTAAATTGTTAAGTTAGTTTGTAAGTCTTGTAAAATTGTAAATAAAAAAATAAATTATATTTATTTTTTTATTGATGTAAAATTAAGTATTCAAATAACAAACACAGAGTTAGACGATTTACAATCTTCATCTAATAATAATAACGGAGACGCATACTCTACGGTTGTCGATTGGTCCTTGTGTCTACAACATCCACATAATCTTTTGATAAATTTATAAATAGTCCAATCACACGCATTATTTTTCGATAATCCCATTATATTACTTAGTGTCTATTTTTATATTGGTTATTGTCGACAAATAAATTATAGACATTTAAGTTTACTTTCTAATTCTCTATAATAGAATCCGTTATATATAATATTTTATCACTAATAGACAAATGTTTTTTTATTCTTACCTCCTTTTGTGGGTTCTTTTTGCGTTTCCAATTTGCTTTGCCGGTTGGAAAATCAAGATTTTATAATCTTTATTAATAGTAAAATATTTTTCTAATAACCGTTTTGCGTTTACTTTTTGTCCGAACCCTAACCACTTCGAAACATTATTTAAATCATTGACGAAATAACCTGATTGGTTTAGGTGGTTTATTGTTTTAATAATTTAAAAAACTTTAAAACAATTAAATAAAATAATATTTAAATTTGTGGTATATATTCATATTATATGGATCAACAACAATATAAATTAATTAAACAAAAGAGACGGGATATTAAAAAAACCGAAAAACGAAAAGCAACTGCTAATGAAGTAATATATATATTTGAAAAAATTTTAGAAGGGTGGAAAACTATCCGGATATATAACACAATAATTCAAGAAAACCCTAATTCTAATATTTTAAAAAAAAATGTTGAGCAAATCTCAACCGGAAATTGTAAAATAAATGAAACCGAGTTAACTAAAGAAAGATATTTATATTATACAGAATTGAGAAAGCAAGTTTATGACAAATTTAAGGATATTTAATATTATTTATCTAATTCAATAATCATATTATTAGCCTGTAACAATTTATCACTAATAGATATTTTATTTGATTTTGTTCCAATCCATATTTTATTTAATTTTGGGTGTTTTTCGATTTTGAAAAATTCGCGACTTTTCGATTTTTCTACATTTAACCATTCATGATAATATACAACATATTTTTTCATCATATCTTGTGTTATACCGTAAGGTAGCGGTTTTGCTGATTGTTTTCTTTCTCTTTTGGTGCCTGGTTTAATACCTTTACTATTTTGTTCTTGTTCATCTCTTGTTGCTATTCTTAAATTATCAAAAATATTATTTTTAGGGTCTCTATCAATGTGGTCAACACTAATATTCTTGGTTCCTCTACCATTTCCATAACATCCGGTTATTATTTGATGAATATATAATTTGCTTGTTCCGCTAATGTATCCATTAACCGATTTAAACCACGTTATTTTTTTACCATTATTTAAGTCCGTCTCAAAATCTATTATTTTTTTATAACTTATATCACATAATTTACATAAGGTATCTTTTTCACAATACATTAATAAAAATTCAAAATTATCGTTTTTTAATTTCCAAATTGGATTTTTCATAATATTCGCATCTGTTCCTAATGATGCATAATGTCCTGGAATATAAACTATTTCATAATTAGGATATATGCTTTTTATGTTTTGTTCGATTATTTCAAGGTTAGATGTCATTTATTTTTTGTTATTGATTATAATTTAATATTATAATCAATTTTTATTTTTAATATATTTTTGTAACCCACACGCTTAATTTGAGTAAGCACGCAGTATCCCATATATTTCTATACAGGGCGGATTATACCTTAAGTTATCATTAAGAATTGCTAATTCTTTCAAACCCATCCCATTATAATCTCTGAACCTTCTCCGATATGCTTGCGTAGCGCACTTAGGAGCTTGGCTGCGGATTTTCCAATCTTTTTCGTTATTACTATGCTCTAGGTCATTACCCCG